CCGCTTCAATCATCTGCTCTGGTAGAGGCGTTTGCATTATCCTTCCTGGTGAGATTGGGATTGTTCCTTCTCCCATCCCCCTGCCAACCAGTAAACGCCTGATCTTCTTCTCGATATTAATGCTAGATTGAATAAGGTTCAATGCATTGTTGAGTCCTATGAGATCATCAGTTACATCTGGATATCCCCAAAATGAATTAGGTCTTGGAAGATTTTGACACGAAAATATCGGAGCAAAAGGATACGGCCAATCAATAGGTTCGCCCGCTGGTATCCAGTTTCCCATCTTAGGTTGCATGCCAGCGGTTGCTACTTGCGTCCAGTGTTGAATGCTCCATGTCACATCGGAGTCTAAACCGTCGGCATCCTCATCCTCATAGGTTTGATTATCGTCGTCGTCCATTGGATCGACTCTTGAAATCTCTTCACGATAATAGACACGCTGTGGATTGCCAATCGCGTCATTCTCATCACATGAGTATTGCAGACAATAGCACAAAACCGTCTGACAGTCTTGTGGCATAGTTTGAACGCACACAATGGCCGGATCTATCTCGACTAATCTGAAGTTGCCTGTTTGCTTTCCTGGTACGATCCGCAGGAATGCATTCCCTGCCATCGCACCATTCAATCCTAGACGCAATAAGAATGGAATACGTGCTTCCTTCCTTCCCCACGTGTCATCCAAGAAATCTTGTGCCTCTTGCGGACTACCTTCTGCAACGGTAATTTGCAATTCTTTTCCAAATAAAAATTCATTTGATGCATTTACTATTTCAACTATACGATTAGATAAAACATTCATATCAGGTTCATTTGGCATTTTTTCAAATGGTTTAGGGAAATCGCCTTCATAGGCTTTCCATGCAGCTTCTATTTTCTTTTGACGCTTCTGATCTTCTTTACTTATTTGATATTGAGGTTGTGTTGAAGCTGGTGCTTGCATAGTTGTAGTCATTTATTAGCCCCTATACGATTCGATTTAAAGACTCTGTAGGAGTCTTAAACTTATCCTCTTTATCTATCCACTCAACTTTAGCTTTAGGAAACATCTTTTCTAACTCATATTTTGAAACAACGTTCATGCCAACAAAGAACATGCCATGTATCACAATAAACCCATCTGAAAACATCACGCCTTCAACTGTATTCTCATCTTGCTTCAAAAGAAATCGTCTCATAAATCCCTCCAATACTCTTTGATAACATGCTCATCCAACTCTATTTCAATACGAGGCACATCAACCTCAAAAGGCGTCTCAACATTCTCAACCACTGGTATTTGCTTCTCTACCCAACCATGGAGACAATGGAGAGAACAAAAATGCTGCTCATCACTGTGATTGCCACTTGTTTTAAAACTATAAATAACAAACCACCCTTTCAAATCATCTTCCCTATTACGTAAAGAACAACATGCATCGCATTGATAACCATTTACTTTCATTTAATACACCCTATCGCTATATCTCACACTACTAGGACAATTTACAACACTTTGATACACTTCTGCTTGCCATCTCCATTCAATGTGAAGATGAGGGAATTGAGTCTTGAAATGGTTACTTTCTTGCATGAGCATTGCAACCATCTTCTCTTGCAATGCGTGAAATGCTTCCTTTTCACGCTTGTCAAGCTTTTCAAAGTCACCTGATGGAAGCATAGAAACATTTTCCATAGATATATCACTCATTAGTAAACTCTTTCACTATATCGAACCTTCTCATTGTACGGATCTTCCAAACATGCAAGGCATGCAGCCGTGGCAAGATCATCATGCTTACCTGTTTTTGCACCATATGTATCTTTTCCTTCATCACTCACTTTAATCTCATATACCATTAACTCGTCTAAAGTTGCTTTCATCTCCTTTGTATCAGGACCGTGAAAACGTTTCTCTTGCAGGATGGATTGAAACCGTGACACTAGAAACGCCTTCCCAAGTGTGCCCTTGCTCCGATTGTACGTCTCGCCATACGTAAATGAGATAGGTTTGAGCTGTAAAGTATAATCGCCAGTTTTCCAAGTTGGCCCTATCTCTATATAATTAATGCCTCTTGCAAACTGTATTTCATATCCTGAATTATTCCTTCTTAGACTTATCTCTTTCTTCAAATTATCATACACAGGACGACCTACTCCTGTTACATCCATCAACATCTTAATGTTTCTATTTGCAAATAATGGATTGTCAAGCATGTCTGCAAGATAGGTTGCCACTTCTGGATAGCTGGTGTTGAGTGGCAATCTCCGAATGAACCTGACAGTGTACTCAGAACGCATCACAGGCTCTTGACCAGTTGGTGGATGCCACGCGCCGTACTCATCACAATAGCCAATTGTCTGCTCTCCTGTGTACCGTACACGACCTGTATCCACCTGAGAAACTTCAGTTACACAAATAGCAGTCGGATCGTGTATTTGTCCGACATCGATTCCGATGTTGCAAGGAAGTCTTTCTTCTGTTGTTAACTCTTGTGTAACTTTCATATATCCCAGACACTCAAATCATGTTTTACTATACATTCTATATCTTCAGAACGAAAAGCCGATGATTGACTATCCATGAACTTACACATGAACTCCTGCATAAAGAACCATTCTCCCATGCTTTCACGTTGCTCTTCTAAGAATTCGGGTGGAATGCGTTTACACTCAGTTGCAGGTACTTCATAATATTCCCATGGGCGTCCATTCCTACGATCTTCCCTTCTATTCTTCCATGCTTCCCAGTAAAATCCTCTTGTGCCAAATGGCGTTGATAAGAGAATAAGACGACCGCCTGATACTGCCAACATCGGAGCCACTGCCATATATAATTCATCTGGTACACGGCTAGCCTCATCAATAATAAGCAAATCAACTGCTGAGAAACCTCTAACAGTTCCCTCTTTACCAGGGAGTGAAACTATGCGAGAACCATTCTCAAGATCCAATGAAAGCTTATTCTCTGCATTAGCAGGGACCGGCCTATCAAGTAATCGATACACACCCAAACATTTGTTAAATAATTCTGCTGACTGTCTAAGACTTGGAGAAAGCAATAAAATAGTCGAATTATCCTGATAGAATGCTGTATGATCTGCCAAAACTGCAGTCGTTGTACTCTTGCCTGTTTGGCGAGAACAGTTCACAAGCACTCTAGACGCTTGGCTACGTACCAATTCAGACTGCCATGGATCAAGATCTAAACCCGCACCACGTGCCATCACAACCGGATCTAGTGCCATTGCCAAATCAGTTGATGCTTGCATTGCCACTCTCCAATTGTGATAATTCTTGTGCAACTGCAAATCTTGCATCAGGATAAGGAACAAGAGCTAAAATAATTCTATCTCTAATTCCTCTCCATTCAGGAGAAACATAAATATTTATTTGAGGTTTGTCAATATCACCCAATAATTTCGCTTGCAATTCTAATTGCTTAATAATCCTATCCACAGCAAAAAGCGCCATTCCATTTTTTTTATTGGAACGCGCCTCTTTCAAAATATCTACTGTTACACTATTTATATAGTGTAACTGCCTTACTACATCTAGTCCTCTTGCCTCATCTCTGGCCGCTTGCGATTGTTGAATTAATCCTGAAATATGACTTGCTGCATGTCTTGATATGGACGTATGGGATGTACCGAATTGTAACGCGATGGAACGCATAGATGTTCCACTAGCTATAGCGGACTCGATTTCAGCTCTATTTGGATGGATACAAATTGTGCAAGTAGGACCGGCCATATATTTCTCTCCTGATAGACAAAATATACACCAGTTACGAGCACTTTGCAATATTTTCATAAATACTCACAACTTTTCGCACAAAAAAAGAGAGCCGATTTAAAATCAGACTCTCAATTTCTCGCCTCTCTCTCCAAAGGCTAATCGTTTCAACCAAGGAAAGTATAACAAATCTCACTTCCCCATGCAAGGGGGATTAGGATTTCAGTCCAAACCATGCCCAAAGCACAAGGATAATAGAGAAAGCAGTGAAAGATATCATTATCTTCAAAGCTTGATCTGCATATCGATGCTTTATTTTCAACAACACTATCAAAATGATAGCACCAATAAGAACCGCCAAGCTATCTCCAAAGATTATCCAATCCTTCATCTTTGCTCACTTCCCTTCTCAACTAAACTTGGATCTTGTGCCAATTGGTCAACGATTGCTCTCAACTTCTCCAACTCAATCTCAACATGTTCAGCACACAAGAATATTCTCCAACCACGATGCAAGGTGACAACTCTGATATCACGCGTAGCTTCCCTCTTGCATTGAACATTGTCACTCATGTGTTGACACTGCATATCACAATCCTTTACTACGCGAATACGTAGTCTTCCCACAATGACATGCAAAAGATACAGTTCTCTTTGTTTCACTTTTCTTCTGTACCATTTGCTTACATGTCTCACATTTTATCTTGTGCTCATGGCCCATATCATTTCTTCACTTTCTCTTT